GAAGTCATGATCACAACGACCCTAAACGAAATAAGGGCACACAGTCCATGCGCCAACGGCTGGCGCAAGCTGCTGGTCGGAATCGGTAAGACGGCCGCGGACGATGAGCCGTTACCGCTGGTGACGGTGCTCGACATCAACGGGCTGGGCGATACGCTGTGGTGTCTGCGCGCCCTCCCGGATCTGTCGCCGCTCTGGCGTCTCTATGCCGTCTGGTGCGCACGGCGGGTACAGCACCTCATGACCGATCCGCGCAGCCTTGCCGCGCTGGACGTGGCGGAGCGCCACGCGCGCGGACTGGCGACGGATGACGAGCTGGCCGCAGCCGCAGCCGCAGCCATGGCCGCAGCCAGGGCCGCAGCCTGGGGCGCAGCCGCAGCCTGGGACGCAGCCGGGGACGCAGCCTGGGGCGCAGCCGCAGCCAGGGCCGCAGCCATGGCCGCAGCCTGGGGCGCAGCCGCAGCCTGGGACGCAGCCAGGGCCGCAGCCAGGGCCGCAGCCGCAGCCAGGGACGCAGCCAGGGACGCAGCCAGGGCCACGCAGGCAGCCAAACTCCGGCAGATCCTGACGGCGGGTGAATGGGTGGAGGAAGCGCAATGATTGAGGAAGCAGAGATCCGACGACTGGAAAGCGACTGCATGACGCTGGCGCTGCGGCTACTCGGCGAAGACCCGGATACGTTCGCGCCTGAGACGCGCGAAGTGATGGAGCGTTGGCGGCTGAAGTGCATGGTTTTTTTGAAGGGGTGGCCCAATGGAAAAAATTGACCTTCTTATTGAGCGCTACCACGCGCTATTCGCCGCGCGCCAGATGCGCCGCGCCGCAGACCAAGCGCGCTTGGCGGCGCAGTACGCAGAGGAGTTGGAGATTCATTACGCCAACCGGGCTCGCGAGCTGGAGCGGTACTTGGCCGAGGTAGGCGAGGGCGAAGGCGACGGCGGCGAGATCGTGATCGGGATTGACTGATGCTCGAATACGACGCCAATTCACACGAGTACCGCGTAGACGGCGCCATCGTGCCGCACGTCACGGCGATCACCGATACCCTGATCGACTTCGGCGGCATCGCGCCGGACGTGCTGGAGCATGCCCGTGATCGCGGGACCGCCGTCCACTTGCTCACCGAGCTGCACGATCGAGGCGAGCTGGACGAGGATGCGCTTGCCGACGAACTGCGCGGGTACCTGACGGCATACAGGCGATTCATCGCCGAGGCAGATCCGCAGTGGGACGCGATAGAGCAGCGCGTCTATTCGGCCCGGTATCGGTATGCCGGGACTTTGGATCGTGTCGGATCCATCGGCGGCAAGCGATCACGAAAAGGCGTGCTGGTGGACATCAAGGCCACGGCATCAATTCAGCCCGCAGTAGGCCCGCAGACGGCAGCCTACGCGCATGCCTACGGTGATAGCAGGCTCGCCCGATTCGCGCTGCAACTGCGCCCGGACGGGACATATCGATTTCACGAATGCCGCGATCAATCGGATCTGCCCGTGTTCCTCGCGGCGATGACGGTTTACAACTGGAGACGAAACCAATGCAAGTAGAGATCTCACCAGCGGCAAAGGCCCTCGAAACCGAGGCGCAGACCGCGCTCGAATCAGCGCGCAACTATCCGATCATCGCGAGCAACGAAGATTACCAGTCTGCCGACGCGGAGCTGTCGCGCTTGTCGGCCAAGCTCAAGGACATCGAGGCCGAGCGCGTCAAACTCAAGGCCCCGATTCTGGATGCCGGCCGGCGCATCGACGACTTTTTCAAGCGGCCTGCGCAATTCTTGGAGGATGCGCGCAAAGCCATCAAGGCCCGGATGCTGACTTGGCAGCAGGAACTACAGCGCCAACGCGACGAAGCCGAACGCATCGCCCGCGAAGCTGCCCGCAAGGAGCAGGAACGACTTCGCGCGGAAGCCGCGAAGGCCGAGGAAGCCGCCAGGAAGCAGCGCGAAGCGGCGGAAGCCAAGGCCCGCGCCCTGGAAGCCGCCGGTAATGCCGAGCGCGCCGAAGCGGCCAGAATCAAGGCCGAGGAGGCAGAACGCGCACGCATGCAGCGCGCCGAGGAATTGCGCCGCGCCGCCGAGATGATGCCGAGCGCGCCGGTCGTTTCCATCGCGCAGCCGGAGTCAGCCAGCTCAGTGAGGAAGTCCTACGACTTCGAGGTCATCGACGAGAAAGCCATCCCGCGCGAGTATCTGATCGTCGATGAAAAAGCGATCAGGAAGGTCGTCAAGGCGCTTGGAGCGCGCGCAAACATCGCGGGTATCCGCGTGATCGAAGTTCAATCAATCGCATCGGGAAGGGGTTAACCATGAACCAACAGGTCACGAAGCAGCAGGAAAAGCCGCTTGTCACAGTCAAGCGATATTTTGAGCAACACAGAGCGCAGATTGAAGCCGCGTTACCCAAGCACCTGACGCCCGATCGCATGGTGCGATTGGCGACGACGGCGCTGTCGCAGAATCGAAAGCTCGCCGATTGCTCTGCGACAAGCATATTCGCATCTGTGATCGTGGCATCGCAGCTCGGCCTCGAGATCGGGGTTGCCGGTCAAGGCTTCCTGGTGCCGTACAAGACGACGGCGACGTTCATCCCTGGCTGGCAAGGTCTCGTAGATCTCGTGTCGCGCAGCGGGCGCGGCTCCGTGTGGACAGGCGCTGTGTTCGAAGGGGACCAGTTCGATTACGTTCTCGGAGATTCTCCGAGTCTCACACATCGGCCAGGAGGCGAGAACGACCCGGCCCGCATGACCCACGTCTACGCCATCGGCCGGCCTAAGGGCGCCGAATGGCCGATCATCGAAGTCTGGCCGATCGCGCGGATCTGGAAGCACCGCGACAAGAACAACAAGGTCGGCAATGACCACTACAGCTTCAAGCATCCCGAGATGTACGCGCGCAAGATCCCGCTGTTGCAGGTGCTAAAGTACATGCCGAAGAGCATCGAGCTCACCGCAGCGGTCGAGCTGTCGCACCGCGTAGACGAAGGCCGGCGCGCATCCATCGATGCCAACTTCGTGATCATCGATGAGCCGGAAGATCAGGACGCGCCGAAGCCGCCGACAGCCGCGCTAACCAGTACCGTAAGGTCCCGCAAGGCCGCAGCAGCGCCGCCGGCAGACGCGCCCGTCGATACGGCCACCGGGGAGATCATGAGCCAGCCAGCAACGGCAATCGCTGACCTGTTGCTCGACGTATCGCAGGCGACGACGCTCGACGAGTTGGATTTCGTGCGCTCGCTCGCCGCCGCGATTGACAGCCTCAGCGACGCCGACAACGAGACGTTGAAAAAGGCCATCGCCGCGCGCGCGGCAGAGTTGGCGAAGGAAGGTACTGAATGAAGAGAAAATCACGCCATAAAGCAAACCTTAAGGGGTGGACGCTGAACACCATCGACGAGATATCGGACGCCGTTTATCCGGAAATTCTTAAGGCAGCCACAGAAGCGGTTAACCTGGCGCTGGAGGACGACTCTACGTTTATCTCGTTATCGACCGATGCCTTTAAGCTCGCGACACCGGCGGGAAAGATGTCGCGCGACGATCTGATTGGCCTGCTCGACCTAGAGTTGCATTTAGCCCTCGACCAGGGAGACGGCAGGGTTCCTGTTTATGGTTTTTCCTTTATGCACGCGCTTGATTGTTTGATCGATACCTTCGTTGGTGAAGGTTTCGATGAAGAAGGACAGGACCTTTATGGGGACGGTTTCGCAAGGCTTTCGGCTGCATTCCGAGAGTACGCGAACGTCATCGACGAGATCAATGCAAACTCAAAACCGCCAAACGGCCAGGAACCAACGACATAAGGTAGGCACTGAATGAAAACCGAGGAACTCGATACCGTCCGGGCAATCCGCGACGAACTGGCCGCAGCGTTCGACGCGCATTCGCTCACCTATGACCAGGCGCGCGTCATGAACGCGCATCGCATGGTCAACAGCCTCGCCGAGAAGGCGAAGGCACGGAAAGGAAAGGAACAGACGCCATGATCTACATCGCATTCGACACAGAGACCACCGGAGTGGAACCCGGCAGCAGGCTGCTTGAACTGGCCGCCTACGCGGTGGACGAGGATACCGGCGAGGCCGTGTCCAAGTTTTGCCGGATGGTTAACCCCGGCATGCCCTTGCCGCCTGACGCCGCCGCAATCAATCGGATTACCCCGCAGGAACTGGCCGAAGCGCCGAGCGCCGCCAGCGTGCTGAGAGACTTTGCCGACTGGATTGAGGACCTGCCTTCGTATCCTCCTTTGCTGGTGGCTCACTGGGCGCAGTACGACGCTGGAATCCTGTGCTGGGAGTTCGGCCGCGCCGGACTGCCTCAGCTCGACTTGCAGGTCGCATGTACCTGTAAGGTCGCAAAGGAAATCAAGACCACGGCCGACAATAAGCTCGACACGCTGGTCGAGCACTACGGAATCAAGCGGCTTGGTGTCGCTCACCGCGCCGAGGCGGACGCCGATGCGTGCATGCAGTACTTCCAGCAGGTCGCCCGCCCCTGGCTCGCCAAGAACGGGACGCTTTCATCGGTGGCTTTTCCCAGGCTGGCCGACGCCGGGCACGGCTACAGCTACATCGCGCCGGAGCACTTGCCGGTGGAGCTGCGCATACTCGGGGCCGAGATTGCCGCCGCGGTAGAGTCGGGAAGCCCAATCACGATGCTGTACCGCGACCAGAAGGGCGAGGAAACCATTCGCACGGTCACGCCCTACGGTTGGGCGCTGGTACGAGGCACTCCTATGTGGCACGGATACTGCCACCTGCGCAATGAGCGGCGCACGTTCCGCATGGATGGATGCTTCAAGGCCGAGTCGGGCGCAAATGGCTAACCTACCAATCCGCTACCGCACCACCACCGGAACGCACGTCACCGCCGCGAACTACGCCGACGCCGTTGCCGTGGCCGAACACTACGGCATGGGCAAGGTCGTCAAGACAAGCGGCATCGAGGTGCCGAATTATAACGAGGACTTCGGCGCGAACCCGAAACGGTATCAGCGGGCAGGCGCGGGCATGGCGTATTACGCGAAGGCGAAGGAGCCGTGATGAACAACTGCCCACTCTGCGGCACAGACCTCGCGCCGGACGACGAACCGCTAATCCCGCCGCCCGGTTGCCAGTGTGATCTAGGCACGTGGCACGGCGCAACTACGATCCCGCAGCCGTGCGATAAGTTCGATGCGGAACGCGCGGATATGTACTGCCGCAAATGTGAGCATGACCATGCTTGTCATGTTCATGCGCCCGCCTGACAAGTCAGGAGGATGCGAATCAAGCCGCCGCGTCGTGCTCCCGTTCGCGCTCTGGCTCCATATCGTCCAGCACTTCCTCGAAGCGGTCCAGTTCACGCTCAAGGTCGCGCGATGTTCGCTCGTACCATTCCAGCGTTGACTCGAGCCGCTTCGAGTCCTCTTCGTGTTGATGCGGCTCGAAGGCCCGGACTACCATTGCGACGAGTGCATTCATAGCAGACCTATTTTCTCGATCAGGCTGGTTAATACGTCCGCTGTACGTTGCTGGTTTTCTGCCTGCCGTTCGACAAGCTCGACCATTTTGTCTTGGTTTTCTTTGTTCTCTTTCCGCTCCGACAAGGCGCGCTTGTCGGCCTGATACCACCCCCAGAACGCGATCACCGATGTCGCGTTCAGCGCGGGCAGCAACACGTCAAGGATTGACGCTTCCATCATCTTGGCCGTTCGGCGAAGAATCGCCGGTCTCGGTGCTCTTGCTGCTTGCCCTTGTTCCAAGCCTGCACCGGGCGATGGTATCCCATCACTCGGGACCAGCATTCGCAGCGCTGGCGCTCGGAATCGTCTATACGGATTTCTTTTATTTCGTTCATGGCTTGCCCATTTCTTGTTGGTTATTTCGCAATCTACCGTTTAACGATGTTCGCGATCTTTTCCATGGTGCGCGAGCCGAAATAGAACACGAAGGCCGTGAGCAACAGATCACGCAACATCTCCAGCACGGTTTCTGGCACTTCCTTGAAAAAAGCCATCGTGAAAAGCACCATGAGGTAGATCAGCGCCAGCGGTCGAATGTTTTTCGACAGCCAGGAGTCTGACGACATGTCAGACCTATGCCTTTCAGTGAGCTGCGCTTGTTCAGAATCCCAAGCGCCCCGGATTCGATCTTCAAGCTCAAGTTGATACTCGCGTTCCGCAGCAGCACGCTCGTCTTTCGTCGTGATTTTGCGGTCGATCATGTCTACCGCTTTCTTCGCGAGGTCCGGGATCAGCCCGGCAAGCAGTGCTGGTAGTGGCATGTCATTTGCTCCCGTCGTGCTGGTCTGGATCGATGAACTTGCCGGCGGCCATAACCTCGTAGTGCACGTGGTTGGTCATGCGCTGGCGCCCCGGCTCTCGCTTGGCGTACCGCTCCGCGATGTCCTGCGCCGCGCCGAGCAGGTCGCCGACCTCGATATTCTCGCCGAGGACGACGATCGGATCGACGTAAAAGAATCGATGATTGCGCCCGGACCTGTCGGATACCTGGACATAGCGATAGCTGAGATCGTCCCCGTAGGGGAATCCGAGCTTTGTGACCACACCGGAGACCGGAGAGCGTACCAGTCCGCCAGGCTCGATGGTGTAGTCGATGCCGGAATGCGTGCGCTTGCCGCCGTCCCGGCTGGCGCCGAAGTCGCCGCAGCCCCACGCATCGGTGCCGCGGCGCGGCAGTTCGGTCAGCAGTATCATCGTAGAGCCTCCGCAACCTTTGACCGGCCGGCGTACTCTTTCAGGCGCTTCTGCCGCTTGGCGACCTCATCCTTATACTCTGACAAAAGCTCTTTCCTCTTTTCCTTGTCCGGCTCTTGGCGCGCGAGTGTCTTGTACCGATAGACCACATCATCAATGTCAGACATCATCCGACGGATATTCTCCGAGCGGGTCAGCTCCGGGTCGATCCCGTAGACGTTGAACCCGATCAGGCGGAGCATGGCTTGCGTTTCCGTCGTGCGCGGCGTGCCGTAGCGGTCTGTCCGTCCGCTGACAGCCTCTTCCATGCGGCCGGCCCACCCCGTCCCGGTGAGCCACGGCGGAGCCATCATCTGGTAGGTGTACGCCATGATGCTGGCCGCTTGCTTCCCTGGCGGGTCTGCATCATCGTAAACCTTTCGGTCCGTGAACGGGTCCACCCCGGTCTTGATCGCGGATATCAGGTCGGGGACTGGCCCGGAGATGATGCCCATGGTTTCGATGGCCTTGCCAACCTCGCCGCGGGAGACTTCGCCGGCGGCTTCGGTGTACATCGACCACGGCATAAAGTACCCGAGATCGACAAACTGCCACCGGCCGAGATCATCCTTGACCGGCAGCATCATCGCGTGACCACGTTCGCGCAGCCATTCCGGGAGCGCTTCCTTGAGCGCGTCCAGGTCGTCCTTGTCCACATCGTCCATCATCGCGGCGAACAGGTACGGCAGGCCGAAGAACAGCGCAGCATAGGGAGCGAAGCGCTGCGGATGGTGTAGCGCGACTTCTATCAGGCGCGGCGCCACCTTGTAGGCGAACGTGATAAACGGTGCGCCGACTGGAGCATTGCGCAGATACCGGACGCCCCGCGGAACCATCGAGTAATCGAACAGCCACTTCTGCGCTTCGAGCGCGGCGCCTTTCTCTGACAAGCCCTCGCGTTCCATGGCGTCGATGATCTTCATGGTCTTGCCGACGGCCTCGATCAGTTGGTACTTATCGCCAACCCAGTCGATCCCGTTGCGCATAAGCTGCTCGGCACGACGCGCCGGGCTGAGCTTCCCTTGCGATGCCAAAAGATCCAGCGTGTCGGATCGCAGCCGTAGCATTTCCTGCGCCGAAAAGGTCGCTTCGGTCGCCCCGTACTTCTTGGCGATCTGCCAGTGCCGGCCGTTGGTTTTGATCTCGTTGATGGCGCGACGAAGCAGGCCGGGAAGGCGACGGATCGGGACGCCTGACAGGTTGAGCAGGATCATGTTGCTGACGAAGTTTCGGACATGGCCAGGTGGATTGAGCCCGACCTTGGCGGTCTTGAACGCCCGTTGCAGCATGGTCCCGATGCCGCCGTACCCAAGGAGACGCTCCGGCCACGACTGCATATCCGGAGCGAGCCCCGAGATGCCGACCACATCATCGTAGATTTCCCGGCGTACCCACAGCCCGCGCAGCAGGCCGTAACGCGGCGTGTTCGGCATCTGCCGGTACTTCGAGACATCCAGATCCGGCAGATGATCCTTGAGTGACTTGTTCGCTTCGGACTCGTACCGTTCCGCGACCGCCCGCGCCTTCTCTGCGGTCGCCTGATCTTGGTGCCGTGCTTGTTCTCGAAGTCTGTCGGCTTCCTCGCGCCAGTACCACGGCGTAGCGCGCTTTCCGTCGATTGTGACAAGCTGAGCCTGAGGAGCCCAGGCATCGACGCTTGCGATCTCGGAGAACCAATCGAGCAGCGCCATATCGCGGAGCGGCCGAGCGATGGCCGCAGCCGCAAGGAACCCAGGATCCTTAACCTCACCGAGCAGCACTTCCCGAACGTCGGCAGGGATGTCCTTGCGCTTCTTGAGATACCCCATATCGCCGGGTTTCTTCCCGGCCCCCAGGAGTGCGGAATCTTTCTCGTCGAGCAAGTATTTCAGGTACAGGCGCGGCAGATAGGCGCCCTTGAGCGCTTCGTAGGACTCGGCCGGAATCATCCCGCGATCGACCAGTTCCTGTCCGGTCTTCATGACCGCCGCTTTCGCCTTGACAGCGTTGCGGCGCGCGGCGTCGTTCGTGATCGATGCCGGATCTGCGCCGTCCGTGGTCATGAACTCATAGACTTGCCTCTTGGTGTCAGCGGACGCATGCAGGAACGCCTCGCGCATGGCCTTCGCCGCTTCGTCTGCCTTCGCGATGCGCCCGAGCGTGAGATACCTCTTGGCGAGGAATTCTTCCTTGCCGGGCAGGTTCCCGAACGTCTCGAATGCCCGATCAATGCGGTCAACGATTCGCCGCGAGACAGCGCGGTAATGCTCGACAGGCTCTGCAACGGCCTTCATCTTCCCTGGCATTCCAGGTACGGAAACCCCGGACTTTTCAACCAGCGAGGTTCCGTCCTCCATGATGGCATCGCGGAGAAAGCCGGCCCTCATGAGGTTCTTTGCTCCGTCAGCCATCGACGCGGGAACATTGGTCGCGAACATCTCGCGGGATCCTGATTTTCTTGCCAGGGCGCGCAGGGTTGCCGCCGCCCTCTTGTTTGCGATCTGGCTCGGTGAGATTTCCGCCAGAAGGTTTACCTCGCCGCGCGAGCTTCGTCCGATCAGAACGATAACGGCCTTGTCCTTCGCGACAGACTTGCCAATCCTTGCCACGTCGGTCGGCCCGCCGATGTAATTCCCGAGGAATTGATGCGGCACGGAATTGTCGGACATGCTGTAGCTGGCTGACGTATCCAGCGGAAGCGTTTCCTTTCCGCCATCCTTGTCGATGAGCGAGTATTCATCGGTGTCGATGATGACGTGCCCGCCGAACGTGAGCCCGAGCGCTGTGAACTCGGAGGCGGCGAGAGTGGTTGATCTGACATCAGCAGGAGAAGGATTTGACTTGCCGCTCGGATGATTGTGCAGCAGCCAGATCGTTGACCCGCCGCTGCTTTTTGCGCTGTCGGAGACTTTCTTGCTGTAGCCCTCCCATGTCCAGCCTTGAGGAACAAGGTCAGCATAGCCCGGCATGCGAGCGCTGACGCCGCTCTGGTAGACGATTTTGCCGTTCGCGTCAGTGACGAAGTAGCGTAGCGTCTCGTACCGCGGATCGCGGTAGACCTGCGCGATCGCTGCTAAGTCTGCGTGCGTCTTGGCCGTTTGGCCGATGAGAGAGACATGACCTTGGTCGCGGAAACCTCTGGCGAGAGCGTTGCCAAGTATGGAAGGCTTTCCCTGTCCAATCTCAGACACCGCCTTTCGTGCAGCGAGATGACTTTGTTGCTGTTCTTCCGGGAACAGCGCGAGTTGTGCGGGACTGACTCCATAGGATTTGCGCCTTTGCTCTACCTTCGGCTCTTCAAGCGTAGCACTGTATTCAGGCTCGCGCTCATAAATTGCGACTCCTTGCTCTGTCTCCTTGGTCCGCACGGCGGCGAAGAATTCCGCGAACGCCTTGTTCAGAGCCTCGCGCTCTTCGCCCTCTGGGAACGGCTTCTCTGGAAGGTAGTACTTGTTTTGAGAACCGAACGATAGAAAATCAGACCGACCGCCCTTCGCTTCTACCGCGTCCTCGACAAAGGCGGAAAACGCCCGCGCCATCATCTCGTGATCGAGCGCCCAATAGTCCGACGACCTTCCTTGGTCCATCTCCTTCGCGTTCATGGCGAATCGGGTCGCGACGTTTTTCGTCTTTTCAGTCCCGGCCGCCGCGTCTGCCGCTTGATTTGCTCTGTTTTTATGCCGGAGCATGGCGGATCTGACGCGATCCAAGTAGCCAGACCTTTCCGCCGAGAACCCGGAGCGCCCTGTGACTTCTTTCAGCACTGCGCTGAGAGCTTCAAGGTCGTCGTTCGTCATTCTATTGGTGCCGAATCGACTGCGCTTATTCGCCTCCTTGATCGTCCTGAACCGTATCTCTTGCGTATCGCCGCTCAGGATCTTGTCGGACAGGCGATCGAACTCCGCGAGCTGCTTAGCTGTGGCCGCCTTCTTCTTCGCGCCGAACCGGCGCTCTACGGCGATATCTTCCCGGATGGTTGCCAGGTCCTTGGCTAGATCGTCTCTGGTTTCGGAAAGGAACTTATCTACTTTCTTGGAGTCGTCAACGTACTTCTCTGCTTTTGACTTGAGCGCCCTTACAAGATCTGCGTACTGCTTGCGCAGCTCCTCGCGCATGGTCCCGGTCTTGTGTGGGATGTTGCTCAACATAGACCCGCTGCCGGCATTCGGATAAAGCTCATCGCCTGCGCCGCCTTTCTTCTGCGACTTGACTGGATCGGCCTGCCTCCCAAAGTAATGATCAAGGCCGTGCATCCATTCATGCGCGAGAGCCCCGGCGCCGGACATCTTCGTCAGGTTGATCACCGCCCTGCGCACCTCGTAGTGCGCCCGCGCGCCTGATAGTCCGTGGCCTCTTGCGCCGAACGCCAGCGCCAGCTCGCCGTTCATGCTGATTGCAAGCGGAGGAATACCTAAGACTTCGGCGAGATCGAGCAGCCCGTCATAGGCATGGTTCAATACCTCCTGGCGCTCTTCCTGATTTTGCCAGTTGCCGAATTCAACGCCGCGGAATCCGAACGTCTTGCGGAAGTCCTCGCCGTCTACATTGCGGTTGCGTCGTTCAGGCCCCTTGCGGTTAACGGTTTTCGGCTTCGCCAAAAACTCTTCGCCGTGGCCGGTCTTGATCTCGACGATCTCTCCCGCATGCTCGGCCATGTATCGAATGCCGTCATCACTGCTGTCGAATCGTTGGTCGATGACGCGGACGGACTTTCGTTCGGCGACGCGCCGCCATATTGCGAACTTGCCGTCACTCTCTTGACGGACGCTGTGATTACGGGAAACGGCAGCAAGCGGGATCGCATTATTGGCCTGATCTTCCGTATCGAACCCGATGCTTGAGACCATCGCAGCCCCAGTCCTGTCCTCTTTTTTGCGGTCGAATATGCGCCACTTGCTATCCCTTGTTGACTGCATGACAAAGTAGCGATCGCGCCATGACGTTTCCTTCTTGTCGGGCGACGCGGAAGCGCCCCGGCCTTTTCTTTCCCCTGTCTTGACGGAAACATCCTTGCGCGCCCCGCCGATCTTCTCGCCTACGTCGTCGATCTGCTGTCGCGCTGGCTCGTTACTCGCCGCAGGCTTCGCGGGTTCTGCCGGCTTGCTCTGTGCTTGCTCCGCGTCTGGCGCCGCTTTCTTGGCGAGGATGTTTTGCTGCCCCGTCGCCTGATCGGTATCGAACAGGTCCCCCTTGCCGGTCAGGGATTCACGTTCGCCGGATAGCTTCCCGGCGACTTCCTTTCGCCGCGCGTCGATGCCAGCGCGGTTGATCTCGTTCTGCGTCGGCCCGCCGAACAAGTCGGGCTCTGGCTCAACCTTGGTCGCTACCTCTTGCCGGCCGGCTTCGAGCTGGAAGTCTGCTTCGGCACTTGCCGCTTGACTGGCTTGTGCCCTCTCTTCCGGTTTTCCAAGATCCGCTGCAACACCAGCTTCGCTTTTTCGCCCATTGTGGATAATCTCCAGTAGAGACCGTGCGACTTCGGCGTCGCTCCGGCCTGATTGCAGGATTGATTCCGTCTTTGCCGGGAATATCTCCATCGCGTCATTCGCAATGTCAGACAGCGCCCGCGTCTCCGCGTCCCAATCCTCGCGGTACTCGTTTTCGTTGTAGATCGCCCCGGCCTGCTCGATATCCTCGTCGGTAATCCCGATGGCTTCGGCGGCCGTCTTGCGGAATCGACGCGCTTCGGCGAGCTGGTCGCGAAGGATCTCGGCTTCGGCTTTGCGCTTGCCGGAGATCTCCCCGAGCATCGTTGCCACGATCATGCTCTGCATCGTGCCGAGCTTTTCGCCTGCAAGCGCCTTCGTGGCGGCGTTCTTCACTTCGGTCATGGTCCAACCGGCGTTCTTGAACCATTCCGGGTTGACCGATGACGTTCTGCCGGTGATCTCGCCCCACTCGTTTTTGATGTAGGAGACCCCGCCGCCCTTTACCAAATCCTTGAGCATGTCTGCCATGTGGCCGCGATAGAACTCTCGCGCCAGCCGAGGATCTTTGAAGTTCTCCGGAAGCTGCGCCATGCGCTCCGCCCGAGCGGACTCGGCGAACGGCTCCGCAGTGATGTCGATTTCCTCAACATCCTCAGCGGAGATGCCGCCAGCCGGCGGTTCGCCAGGCCCGTTATCGTCAGGCGGCACGGCGATGTCGATCTCTTCAACCTGCAACGTGGCCGGCTTGTCCGGCTTCGGCGGCGGCTGTTCAGCCCGGCGGCGGTTTGCCTCGCTGATCTCGTCCAACAGGATCTGCACCGAGTCAGGCTTCGGCGCGCCTGCGATCTCGATCTCTTCGACAGGAAGTTCTTCCGGCTCCGCTGCCAGCTCGGCTTGCCGGATGCGCTCGCGCTCCGCGTTGAACTCGGCCGCAGGATCGCGTTCTGGCGGTCCCGGCCGTTGCTGCGCGCCGACCGTGGCGCGACCTTCGGAATCGACGTACACCTGCGGCGCAGGTAGCGCAGGGATAGGCCCGCGCGCCGCCTGTGGCTTCGCTGGCGGCGTGATCGGAGGTTTCCTTGGCGCTTCCTCGCCTCCGGTGAACGGATGCAGCCCTGCGCCAATCCCTGCGCCCGCGACGCTTCCGATGATTCCCGCTTCGGCGACCTGCAAGATCGCATCCTTGAGCGGCATGCGTTCGTCCAGCATGCCCGCCTGATAACCAAGCTGTAGTGCTTGGCCAATCATCTCTTCGACGCCTTCGGTCACGCCGCTTTTCAGCGTCTTGCGGAAGAAACCGCCGCCGGCCTTGAGGAACACGCCGAGCGGCAGCACTTCCGGCAATCCCTCGAGCGCGCCGATAACCATGGCGACTTCGCGCGCCTGCTCAGGCGCCATCGCCGGCCGTCCCGGCTGATCTGTCCTGCGCTCCTGGTACTCTGAGCCGAACGCTTGCCCGGTCATGGCCGCGGCGCCGACCGCCGGATTGCGCGTCACGGCCGCAAGCCCTACGGACGGGATCATCTGCCCGATAGCCTGCGCCCCGGATGCCGCGAAGTAGGCTGGATCGGCCCAGCCTTCGCGACGGATAGGCGCAATCTGTCTTGCTTCCGCTTGCCCAATATCCGCCGCGATGTTGGCGATCTTGGTCTTGACCGCGTTGACTCGTTCGCGACGCATTGCCCGGACAGCTTGGTTTTCCGGGCGGTACAAATCCTCAAACGGGGACGGCTCTGATTTATTCTCAGCAAGCGCTTGCACGCCGCCCGCAAGCGACTGCGCCATGATGTGCGGGAAGTTCTTCCGGACGGTCGTCAGGCGGGATTCTGGTTTCGCGAAGCCGAACGAAGGATCCGTCTCGATGGCCTTGACGATATCAGCGTCAGACATCGAATCCGGGAATTCTACCGGCCCGATGTTATCGATCTCGATGACCGGCATTTACTCGACCTCGACCAATCCTTTTCCTGGTACGTATCTCCTGATTCTCCCGCTCATCGGGGCGCCGTTGCGGCGCCCCTCCGGATAAATATCCGGATTGAATGTTACCTTCCCATCCTCGTCAATGGTCGAGAATACGGTCCCGCTCGCTTCGTCGTAAGACACTCGGGACATGCCCATAGGGGACGAAGCGTCTCTGATCGTTCCGAAAGCTATCGCACGAGCGAGAGTCGGGTGTCGCCCTTGCGCTTCTAGCTCTTTCTGTTTTTTTAGCGCGGTCGTTGCATCGACAGATCCGCCACCGCCCGCGCCCTCCGTCCCCTTGATCTGCCGGATCTGCCCGCGCGTCGAACGCTGGAACCGGCCCGGCCCGTAAGCCTTCGATTCTTCCGCAGATAGTTCCTGCCACGTCTCCGGGTCGCTTGCCGTGCTCGGCTTCGTGCCGCCGTACAAGGTCGTGATGTTTTGCAGCTTCCCGCCCTGCGATTCAACCTTGAACGCCGCGTCCTCCGGAAACTTCGTACCAAATTGCTTATTGGCCGCGCCGCCCGACAGGATCTGATTTACGGACTGCTCGACCTGTTGCAGCAATGCCGGAGCCTGCGCCGGATCGTACTCGCTCGGCATCTCTCCCGGCCTGATCAACTTCCCGCGTTCCATCTCCCGCACCAGCGCCGGATAAAGAACCGGATCCTTTGCGGCAAGCGGCGCCAGTTGAGCGACCAAGCCGAGAGCCGTAGCCGTGGCCTGCTGCTCTGCGGCAACGTTGTTCCGATCGCGTCCGGAGACGTAATCGTAAAACTGAGCCGCCCGCTGCGCGCCCTCGATATCGCCGTGACGCATCAAGGCATCGAGGATCAGCTTCTGATCGCCGCCAGCGGCACGAACGTCGGATTGCTTCTGCATCTCGCCTTGAGCCGCTTGCAGCGCCATGTTGTTGCGCGCGATGCCCTGGCCGGCCTGGATTGCCGCCGCCGCGTTGAACGGTTGGAACCTTGCCATTTACGCATCCCCCCGCACTTTCTCTATGTACCCAAGTGGGGACCCGCCGGAATTCGTATTCAGCGCCACCGGAGAACCAGTATACTTGGACTTCGCGCCCCACTTGTTCGCCTCTTGCATGGCGAGCCAGTTGTCGATCCCGCCCTGCACAGCATCATTCACGCCGCCGTAGATGTCCGCCGTCGCGTTGCCCTGCGCCGTGCGCGTGGCCGCGATGTTGTTCCCGGCCTGCATCGAGGTATTCGCTTGACCGGCAGCCGCTTGCTGGCCCTGCCCGGACAGCCCCAGCAACTGGCTGATGTAGTTGCTGAATTCACCGCTCGCATAGTCCTGGTTGTAGCGCAGAGCCTCTTTCATGGCCCTCCCGGTGTAGACTCCAGGGCCAGCCGTCTGCCGCGCCGTCAGCGCCTTGTTGCCCTCAGATCGCCGGAACCGATAGCCCGGAGAATGCTGCTCAAGGTACGAGGCTGCATCGACGTTCGGATCAGTCAGGAGCGTCGTGACGTTCCCGAGCGCCGTCTGCCCGGCTTCACGCCATGGAGCCAGATCCGCCCGCGCCTGATCACGTGCTGCCTCCTGCGCCTTGCGCGCCTTCTTGGCCTGCTTCTTCTGCGACATCGACCCGGCGACGCTGGTCGCTGCGCTCAGTAATGATCCGCCAATAATGGCTGTCTCGATACCCATTAGTGCTTACTCCCGATGCGTTTCAAGTAACACCGCTGCACGGAACGGTAGCCTTGGCGTTCGAGGAACCTGCCAACACGATCGCCGCGTGCCGCATCGATCGTGTTCATCTGCATCACGTCAACGCCGCGATTCTTCGCTTCGTTCTCGATGAACGCCGTAAGGTGGCGCCCGATGTTCGCGCCACTTCGACGACAGCGCGGAGAGACCCACCATAGAAGCTCAGAGGCGATTATCACGTTCGCGTTGAAGTACAAACGCTGAATGCTGACGACAGACATCCCGGCAATCCGATTCTCGCCATCGAGCGCAATGGCGATGATCCCGCCAACATCAAGGACTGCGCGCATGATGGCTTCGACGGTGGATTCGTCGTAGTCCGCGATCGCGTTGAACCCGGATTCCATGAACGACGCTTCCGCTAAAACGGCAAGCGTCGCAATGTCCGCGACTCCGCCGAGGCGATAGGTGATGGTCGATTCGCTCCCTTCTCTGTCAGAGACGGATGGCGATGACTCGATAGGTTTCGCTTCCGGGATCAAGTGATCCTCCTGTCGGATTCACGAACGTCACGGCCAGCGTATCAGCGGCAGACACGCGAGCCCCGGCAACAGCCACCCCGGCGGTTAACGTCGGCTTGTTCACGATCACCACGTCCGCAACCGTGAGCCCGTTCACCGTCACCGTATGCTCTGCCGTTGTGTTCGCGCCGACAGAGCCCGGATCGAACGCTACCTCGTAGCTCCTGACGCGCGGGTAATTCGTCCACAGGTCATTGAGCCACCGCAGCACGACAGGCGCATTTAACCACTTTTCCAGTTCGGCCCACTTTGGCGGGCTGACGCCACGTTCTTGCATCGCCTATATGACGAGCTGCCAGTCATCCGCCAGCAGGTCCGTTTGCGACGCGACCCACGGGACGACATCGCCCTGCGCTGTTTTCATGTCGATATGCGAGCGGTAGTCGATTTCCGTGCCTTCCGGGTAGATGCCCAGAAGCGGCGGCCGATTGACCGTGAAATGACTGCCTGGGACAAGGAACAGGAACATCCCCTTGCCGTTCCATCCTTCGCGCTCGACGCGCTCGCCATCCTTCAGAAGGCACAGCGCTTCGGAAAAAGACATTCGTTCGCTCATGGTATTCGCCCTCAGAACGCACCGACATCCACGTCGGCATAAGCCTTGATGATTGTCACGTCCACCGGATCGGACACAGAGACCGAGAACATCCGCCGGCGCGACTGCCCGAGATTATGCCACGCCAGCCGCGTCGCATAGTTGCCGATCGCGCCAAGCGACCGCCACAGCTCATTGCTCCACGTGAAGCCCCCATCGTCCGAGAATTGCAGCGCCATCTGCGGATCTGAACCCTGCCCGGTCGTCAGGCCGACGCCGGGCTGAACCTCGATCACAACCTCGTTGTAGGTCAGCAGGCGGTCATTCACCGATAGCGATTGCGACACCCGGCGCCGGACCAACGGTTGCGAGAATTCCTCGTAGACCAAAGGATCCAGCGTGCCGAACCGGCCCTCTTCGGAGTCCGCGACGATATGCGCCCCGGAGCGGTAGCAGTAGCCGTTGACGCGATGTCGGCCGACGCCGTAACTCTCGCGCTCGTGCCAGAGCTGATCCTCAATCTGGTAGACCCACGTCTTGCCGGCGGTCGGGAAGTTCAGCTCGTAGAACCATCGCCCCCGGATCCGATAGACAAAGCCGAAGGCGTCGTCGATGGTGCTGTAGCCGTTGATCTGCCACTCGATATCATCATCGGACACGATAGCCGGGGATAGGCCCTGCGCCTTGATGATCACCGCGTCGCCGTCCGCGTTGCGCGCCAGCCAGAGAACGCCGGCCGCTGACTTCGCCGCGGAGTACGGCGCCGCGATGCCGAACTCGAACAGGCCGCCAGGGTAGCGGTCGAACGGAAAGTCAGCGTTGCCGCTGTTGTAGAACACCTCGGTCGTGTCGCTGCCGAACACGTAGAGATCGCGCGCATGCGAGCCGAGCGCGAGCGCGTTGTCCTTGCGGGCTTCCGCGCTCGTGAACTCCAGCGCGTTCCAGTCGGTCGGATCTTCCGGCGCCGACTTGTACACCTGCTCGGTGCCGCCGCGATTCACGAAGAAGTAGGTATCGATGTACTCGCAGTGTGTCGGGTTCTCCGGGAAATCCAGATCCGCAATCTGCGCGAACGTGCTGCCATCCCAGGTATAGCCGTAGGTTCCATCGACGATCAGTAGATGCGTCCGACCAGCGACCAGCGTACAGCGCCCCGTCGTCGTCGCGACTGTGCCGATCGTATCGCCTGTGGGCATCTGGACCACGGTGTCGCCCATGACAAAGTAGGCGTGATCGCCGAACACCTCACCGTTGGACCGTGCCGGAACGCCGCCCTTCGTCAGCAAATGGCGGATGCCGGGCGCCCCATGCAATGCAAGAGGCGTCTTGGCCCCCGGCTTGGCCACCTGTGCGTAGAGGTTTACCGACCTCTGAGCATTTACATGCGGAGAGCGAGCGAGCGCGGACGGCCCGATAAACGGGATATCTTGCCGCTCACCCACTGATCAGCCACGCCAGTAGTGCGGCCAGATGCAGCAACGCGCACGGCACCCAGGTCTCGATATTCTTGCCGGCCGACCATTCCAGAGGATTCCAGCCGAGGCGCGCGTCGTAGTTTTTGCTGCCGGTCGCCTTGTCGAAGCTCTCGATGCTGGCCTGAGTCCACTCCCTGACGTACAGGATCAGGGAGACCGCCGCCGCCAGGAAGAACGGGAAAGGCAGCAGCGCATGCAGTGCCCACAGAACCAGCATGCCGACCAGTCCGGCCAGAGTGTGCAACGTGCTATCGATCACGGTCATCATGTCAGCGGTACCTGATAAAGAAGTTCACCGCGATAGACGGTTGCGTATTGTTGTGCGCCCCGCCTCCGCCGGCTGACCCGCTCGCGGTCGAGGACAGGTCCAGATCGTATTCGCTCGGCGAGCCGTCATCGACCTCGCCGTCGCCAGATGACCAAGTCGTTTGGTTGTAACTGTGGGTGTGCGCCGGAATCTCGGCCGTGATCAGGGTATGCGTCTCTGTGCCGAACGTCTCACCGAGCGACGGCGTGTTGACGGCCATAACCGTGCCGCCCGAATCCACGCCGACCGGGGTACGGCCCTTGAAGTTCGGCAGATTGAACGTGGTCGAGCCATCGCCAACGCCCCATGTCGTGCTGATCTTGGTGAACAGCGCCGCGTAGGTCGTTCGGCTTACCGCAGAGCCATCTGCCAGCAGCCAGCCATCTTCTGGTGTCGTGTAGGCCCCGATCTTGATGTCGCCGACCGAGCCGGACAGCTCCCGGTTGATCACGTCCATGCGCACGTCGTCGAACCATGTCGAGCCCGCGGTTGCGTCCGATGAATCGCAGCCGACAAAGCGCAGCTTGACGTAACGCGCCGTCGATGGCGGAGTCGCGACTTCCTGCTTCCGCGTCCAGCTTGTCGGGTTTCCGGTCGCCGCGCTGTAGAGCGTTGTGGTCGAGATAACCGCTTGCGCCGACGTGTACCAGGTCGCTTCAACAATGTTCTTGACGCCAGCGTCTGACGACTTCATCAACCAACTGACAAGGTACTCGCGCAGCGGCGTGACCGGCATGAACGCCGATTGCGTGATCGCTCCGCCTCCAGAACCCGTCGAGGTGAACTTGATCGCCTGCTCGCCATGCTGTTGGTCTGTCGTGTCGAGCACCACGGTCGAGCCGGTGTATTCAACCAGCGTCCATCCGTCCGGCGTCTTGTTGTCGCCGTTCGTGTTTTCCTCGAAGCTGTTGTTCGGCACTTCGGTCCCGTCTGCGTCGCTGACTTCGGCCGCTCCGGGGTTGATGTTGTCCTCGGTGTAGACCAGCCCGCCGGCTGAATTCTTGACCGCGACCTTGTAGTCGCCAGACAGGTAGACCGACGCCCGGCCGGCGCCGTCCAGAACTACCGGGTTCGCGTTCGCCGTCCCGAGATCTGAGTCGGAATAGGTGTCCTTCGCCGTGGTCGTTCCTGGCTCGTAGAAATAGACCAGCCCGCCAGACAGCGGGTAACCATCGTTGTCGAATAACTGAATCTTGCCGCCGGTGAATTGAGACATTACGCAGGCCCGTCCATTTCAAGGAGACCGAGCAGGAAGTCGGTATCCGGTTCAGTGATGTCCATCGTCCCGGCGCCGCCGACGCCATCATCTTCGGGTATTTCGTCGCCCGCGACGCCAGCGGCCAGCCCCGGCTTGTCGATGCCGACAATCGCCGGGTCGATACGCAAGATCCGGCGCTTGTTCGACCGCGCCCGAACGGTATCCAGAGCCCACGCCGCGCGCCGGTGAAAGTCTGCCGTCAGGACATGACTGCGGCCATAGATCGGAGCAATCAACAGCGCCAGATTCAGCATGATCGCCATGTGAAACTCGGTCGGAACCACGGTATCAGCCGACAGGTTCGCGGGCTCGACAAGCTGCCCCTCAGTGTCGAGCACCAGCCTCCAGGTAAGCTCCGGCGTCGGGTACAGATAGATCGTGCCGTTGACCGCGCCGCGGTCGTAGTAGAGCCGATCAGACTGCCCGACATGCGGCTTGTACTCGATTCGCCGCCATTCCTGCACGTTGATGAAGTTGACCGGCGCCTCGCGTTCTTCCGCGTCGCGCAGCGCTGCGGAGATGAACTGCGTCGGTATCGGATCGGCCGTGATGTCTTGGCCGCTGGGTCCGATGGTGTATTCGCGCGTGCCGGCGGTCAGGACATGCGTGATGGTGACGACCTGATGAATCTTGAGACCGACTCCGGCCCACTCGTCCAACATGGACTGGAGCCAGAAAAAGGTATCGTTCAGCGCTTCGGACGATAGCGCCACGCCCTGGCCGGCAACGCCAATCTGGCGCAGCGCGCCTTCGCAGAGCTGCCGCGCTGTCCTCGCCATCAGGTAATAATTCCGTTCGCCTCAGCGACGCGGCGCAACAGCGCCAGTCCGCTGCGGCGATGAAAGGGCACGCCCGCTGCGGTCAGCTTCTCGCGCAGCAGGTCAACTTCATCCGGCGGAGCGTCGTCAACCGTCGGATCTTCTGGTTCTTCGGGAGGCCAAGTGTCAGGACTGTCCGCCCATTCTCCCGAGGCGACCGCCTTGTCGAGCCGGGCTTGGTCCTGGAACAGGAACGAAGAACCGTCGCGATGATAGAGCCACACCGGAACAACTGGCGCTTCTTTCATACAGCCCCCAAGAAATCCCCCGGCCTTGCGACCGGGGGAAGGTTGACGCCTGCGGTTAGCCCCAGAGCACTCCGCCCAGGTCGGGATTGACCGCTTTGGCCCCATAGAGCACGTCGAGCCGGACCTTTTCCAAGTCCTCCGCGCCGTCGTACCATTTGACGACACGGATGCTCAGGCCGCGATGAGTGACGCGAGCCTTGAACGCCGCCGATTCCGGCAGCGCGATCGGGCAGGTCACCAGCGCGAGCGCATTACGGTGAAAGCCGAGATTCATCGGGTAGACCGTGCTTGCCGTCCCCTTGAACGTGATCGCGGCATTGTCGGCCGGCAATGCGCTGACGTTCTGACGACCGCCAGAGGCGGAGCCGTAGATCGTCGGAGCAATCGACAGCGCGGCAATGGCGCTGCCAGAGCCCGTCGCATCAGCCAACACGGTGAACTCTTGCAGGAACCCGAGATCAGCCTTCGAGATCGGATTGACCGCATTCACCCCGGCGATGGTGAACTTCTCGCCCGCCTTGACCGTCTGCGTGGCGCCGCCAAGACCATCGAGCGCAATCGTCGAGGCCCCAGTGGATACCGCGCCATTGACCAAGATCGTGCCAGTACGCGAGCCGCACGTAATCCGGTAGACGTTTTGGTCCATGTAGACCTGGGAAGCCGCAAGCTCCGCCAGGAAGCCCTTGCGGATTAGATCCTCCACGGTCTTTGTCGAGTTGAGCCCCTTCAGCGCATCGGCCAGCGACCAATTCGCGTCCGGGTCCAGCACGGTGTTTCGGCTATCGGTCGGGACAGAGTTCTTGTCGAGCCGCTTGGCCAGGTCACCCAGAGCCGCGAAGGTCGCCGGAGTCGTGCCGGGTGTGCCGGCATTCATCCAGAACTGTTGAGCGGCCACCTGACACAGGAACGAGTCAATCTGGTTCGCCAACGCGATGCACGCGCCGCGGATGTAACGCTCCGAGTATTCCTCGATGGTGAGCGTCATGTCCTGCATGCTGAATTGCCACGCGACATGCTTGCGCTGGTTTACCGACAGAGACACGGATTCCTCGACCACATCCTGAATCGACGCGGTAGCGCCGTCGGTCACGGTGAAGCGTGCGGGTTTACGGATTGTCACGGTGCCGCCCGCCTTCGGATCTACAAACTCGTGTTTGTAGTCCCGGTGGACGCGGCCAGCCATGACCATATTGTTTTCGAGCTGCGCGAGAGCTTCCCGCGCGATCTTGGTTGGTGTCAGTAAAGAATTTGCCATCGTCTAATTCCTCAGCGATAGCGCAACCGTTCGTCACGTCTCCGCTTCGCGATGTAAGCGTCCATGTCCAGAGCATCCAGATCATCGACGCTTCGCGCGGATTCGCTCGGAGTGATAACCGGCGGCGCTTGAGATTTTTCACGGGCCGGCGGGCGCGGTGCGCTCGCCAAAGCCGCCTCAATCCGGCCGATACGACGGGCAACGCCAGGAACATCGAGCTTTGCAATCTCAGCGGCTACCTCGGGATGCTTTCCAAGGTAGTACAACACTTCGGCGGGTTGATCGGATTCCATCGCCTCACGGAACACCAACGGCGGCAGCGCCAGCTTCGGATTCTGGACGACGGCCTCAAA